GTAAATAAACTATTAAATATTCAAACACGAAAAGATGTATTAGCAATGGGAGTTGATAAATATAATGATTTTTGTAAAGAAACTATATTGAAATATAGTGATGCTTGGAAACCAATTTTTGATAGTATTGGGCGCATTACAAGTGATGATCATTATAAAACGATGGATACTTCATTTATGGAAAGTTGTTGGTGGGTATTTAAAAAATTATGGGAAAAGGGTCTTGTCTATAAAGGAATACGTGTAATGCCATACAGTCCAGCATGTAATACACCACTAAGTAATTTTGAGGCGGGCCAAAACTATAAAAATGTAGATGATACCAGTATCTATGTATGTTTTAAACTTCTAGATGATTTACCTTGGATTGATGGAGTAATACCCATTGTATTAGATGCTGATGGTAATAAAATAGAAGATGTCTATATTGTAGCGTGGACTACTACTCCATGGACATTGCCATCAAATATGGCTTTATGTGTAAATCGGGATGCGGATTATACTGTGATATATGTAAAAAAATTAAATAAAATATTGTTATTTGCGGAAAACAGTATTTATAAAATATTTCCGGATTATTTGTTTGAAAATTATGATTATCGTGTATTGGATAAAATACGAGGACATTGTATTGTTGGATTTGCGTATGAACCATTATATTCAACTTGTGATACATATCGTATTTTTGAAGATGATTTTGTGAAATCATGGCCATATGAGAAAGATAAAAGTCCAGGTTCGGGTGTTGTTCATTTAGCTCCGGGATTTGGCGAAGATGATTTTCGTGTGTGTCAATCTAATGGAATTACTACGCCATTTGTTCCAGTTGATGAAAATGGTTATTTTGTGTTGCCTGATTTTCCAGAATTAAATGGTCGTTTTTATAAAGACTGTAATCGTGATATTATTAAAAATCTGGAAAAACGTCAATTACTAGTAAAAAAAGAACAATATACACATAGTTACCCATTTTGTTGGCGAACAGATACTCCACTTATTTATAAAGCGATGGATGCTTGGTTTATAGAGGTGACGAAAATACGTGATGATTTATTAATAAATAATACAAAAATTAATTGGTTTCCGGAGAATGTAGGTTCGGGTCGTTTTCATAATTGGTTAGAGAATACAAAAGACTGGTGTATTTCGCGTAATCGTTTTTTCGGAACGCCTATTCCAATTTGGCAAAATAGTGAAGGAGAAATAATTGTAGTTGGCAGTATTGCTGAATTAGCAGAATTGGCCGGAGTTAGTGTGGATAGTATAACGGATTTACATATGGAATTTGTTGATAAATTAACAATTATTCGTAATGGTAAAGAATATAAACGTATTGATGCTGTCTTTGATTGTTGGTTTGAGAGTGGATGTGTGCCATATGGCCAAATTCATTATCCTTTTGCGGAAGCAACTGCTGATATATTTGATAATAAAGAAACACTCTCCGATTTTATTTGTGAAGGAATTGACCAAACGCGTGGTTGGTTTTATACATTACATGTATTATCAACCGCATTATTTAATAAACCAGCGTTTAAAAATGTTGTTTGTGCTGGTCTTATTTTAGCATCGGATGGAAAAAAAATAGCGAAACGGCTTGGAAATTACGTTCCTCCTCAAAAAATTATTAATGATTATGGTGCCGATGCTTTGCGATTATATATGTTGCGATTACCAGCTACTTATGCTGAATCCTCTAAATTTAAAGAAGAAGACATTAAAACAGAAACTAAGACAATTTTACAATGGATTAATAGTATAAAATTTCTCATAGAACATATTCGAATGTATGAAGCAGTAGTAGGTAATCATTTTCCATTTACAACAAATATTGAAAATACAAATAATTGTGATAATTGGATTATTTCTCGTTTAAATACATCTATTACAAGAATACGTAATTATATGTCTAGATATGAATTTAGTAATTATGTGAATGAAATATATGATTTTATTGAGGATTATACAAATTGGTATTTAAAATTTAATCGTAGTAGATTAAAAGGGAAAGAAACAAATAATGAATGGATTACTAGTTTAAATGTATGTATTTATATTGTAAATGTATTTAATTGTTTAATTGCTCCAATTACTCCATTTTTAAGTCATACTATTTGTAGTAATATGAAAAAATATAATATAAGTTACTATCATAAGCAATCGGTATTGTTAGAAGATTTTCCTATTGTTAATGGAAACCTAGTTGATAATGTAAGTGAGAGACAATTTAAACTTTTCCAAAGAGTAGCTGAAGGTATTCGTTCATTACGTAGTCAAGTTGGATTAGGTTCTGTTAAAATACCGATTAGTAATGTTCGGGTATATAGTGATTATAAAGAAGATTTAGAATCAATGCGTGAATATTTTAATAGTGATGAAATTAATATTTTAAATCTTGAGATTTTATCGCAAATTACCCCTGAATATAATATATCTATAAATCCTAGTTGTGGAAAACAATATCGCAGTGATTTTACTAAAATTAAAAAAGCATTATCAATAACATCAATAGAACAATTGAAAGACAATACTTCAATCGAAATATGTGGATATACTATCTCTATAGATCAACTAACAATTACAAAAAGGTCGTCTTTAACAATTAATAGTAATGAAGTTCATTTAGAATTGTTGGATGGGTTAACTATTGTTCTTGATAAGACACAAGATAATGATGTAAAGATGAGGCATTTTATTCGTATGGTAATTTATAATACACAACGTATTCGAAAATCAGCAGGTGTTCGTCCATGGAATAAGATTAATTTCTATTATAATACAACAGATGTTCAATTAAATACCTGGTTACATATGAATAAAGAATATTTGGAAAAGGATCTCGGATATGGTGTTATATTTAAAAATTTAGAAGGAAATATCTGGACTAACACTATTTTCAAATATGAAACGATTGATATAAATCTTATTATATATAAACTAGATTAAAATAATTGTGTATTCGATTTATGATTATTTTTATTTAAGTTTAAAAAATAGGTTAATAACATATAATAGATAGTATGATTAAGATTAGGAGAAATAATATTTGGGAAAATGCGGAGGATAAATATAAGGAATTATTTAATAAATATCGTGAGCAAAATAGATATAGTGAAAGGCCCTTTAGTGAAAATGGAATTACAATATCTCGTAATATTGATGACCCATTTAATGGTATATTTATATCGATTGATAATATCAAGTATCCTATTTGTGATTGGAATGATGTAAAGATTTTTTTAACTGATATGGATAATGTAAACTGGTATCCAGCCAGAAATTATCAAACTTGGGCGTATTATGATTTTATTTATGATAATAAAAATCGTAAAAATTATATTTCACGAGGTTCCACATATACACCAGGTGATACTATTATAGATATAGACAATTTAAATTCAAATATTGTTTTTAAGTTAATGCGTAATAATAATAATAGTATTAGTTTTGAACGTAATGATGTAATGCGTTCGCATTTCAGAATTTGTGATAATGAATGGGCTCGATTAGGTTATAGAGGATTTTATACACGTATTACAATGGATCCAGGTATGATTGTTATTCCGCCAAGTGATCAATCAAATATTAATAAATTAGAATTACCAGAGGGATTATTATTAGTTGAAACAAGTGATGAAAATGAACAGTGTATTATGTGTATTCAATATAAAGTTAACATTATTTTTACTCCATGTAATCATTCTATAAGTTGTTCAGATTGTTATCAAAAAATGGAAAAAAATGTGTGTCCTATATGTAAAAATAATATTGTATCTATTATTAAAAAATAATAAATAGCATTGTATTGTATCTATTATTAAAAAATAATAAATAGCATTGTATTGTATCTATTATTAAAAAATAATAAATAGCATTGTATTTTTCGTTTTTATGTATTTTGATTAAAAAATTGATAATTTATCTTTATTATATTTGAATGTAATAAAGATAATATGGTACAATTGGACCTTCGTGTATCCTGTGAAATATTTTGGAAATATGAAATGAAATTAGAAGTAGATAGTGCTGATTTTATCGAGCCAAATGATATAGACATAATAAATAATGGGTGTTGTGACCATTGTAAAACGGCTACATTTTCTAGATTGGAACGATACTTATGTGATGCGATGATATCACATATTCATGAAGATTTAGCATTGAACGGTGATAATGAAAAAATCGAAACGTTATGTAATATTTCTAGTAAATTCCATATTCATGGACAAACTACAAATTCAATATTAAATAATAATAATAATAATAGTATTATTTATATTTGCACTCATTGCTAGTATAATAAACTTATTGAATGAAATCTAATAAAAGTTCCCAATTAGTTATAGGTGAAATTATATTATAATGTTCGTCATATAGTGTAAAAATGAGTTGATGTAAATTATTATTTGGACAATTAATAATTGTTGTAAACTGATTATTATCTAAATGATGTAAGTGATTTAAATTTAGAATAAATACATGTTTATTATCATTTAATAGTTGAGTTTGATATTTAAGACCATACATGTTAATATATATAAATTTTGGATAAACAAAATCAACAACAAAATCTGAAATAATTGTATTTGAAAAAATATTTGGATCAATAGGATTAAAACCGCACATATTTGATAATATTTTATTTTTGCTCCATAAAATTTTAAATTCTATTCCATTGTTTACACTGATTGTCATTTTATTATATAATGATACACTTACTGTATAATTTCCACTAAGACCATTACTATTTAATGCGGTTTGTATTAGTATAGAAATATCCGTATAATATCCATTTGTTAAAATTATATTATATTGGGTTAATATTGAATTATTTTTTTCTATAATAGTAATAGAATTATTAGAATATGTTATATTTTCTAATTTAGGTAAATTTATACTACATAATTTTAATTTATTAAAATGAATTATTGAATTTGGATTAATTATGATTTGTCCAAATTGACTAGATAAATTAATCTCTTTTTCACTTGTTATAGAATGTGAAAAGTCATTAATATTAGAACGATTAAATCCCATATATCTGTCTATAAAGGTAGAATTTCCAAATAAAAATCGAAATTTAAAATTTGTTTCTACATTATTACTTATAGTTATTTTTTTAGTATTATCATCATAAGACACAGTAAAATCTAGTCCCTGAATTTTTAAATTTAATAAATCTTGTAAATATTTAGTTAATACGGTTGGTGTATATATAATTGGGTCAATTGGTATAGTTTCCAATTTGGTAGTATTAGAGTTGTTTAATAATGAATAAACTAATCTATTTCTTGTTGTATCAATGGGAAATGCTGGATTAAATGGGAATGGGTTTTGTAATATGATTAGACTATTGTTTATGTATGTGTTAAATGATAATTTATTTATTCCATTTAGTGTAAAGTCATATGGATTTAAATTGTTAGGATCAAATCCATAAATAATACATAGGTTTTTCATTAAACGATCTGTAGTAATAAATTTAAATTTACTACTTTTAAGAAATATAGATATTTTTTGAGTAAGTGTATTGTATTCACATTTCCAAATTAATCTTGTCTCAGTATATAAGTAAAGTTCTAACATTTGAGTATGAACCAGGGCATAAAAATCATAAAAATTTATATCATATTCGGTTATACTTTTTAAGAATTGTAAATTAATAATATCATTTGTCAAAACATTTAAAGTCATATCTACTTCATTATTACTTGTAAAACTAAATTCATAGGATGGACTAATTATAAAATTAAATCCCATGATTTTTGATAAATTATATAAATTCCCAAAGTTAATTAAAAATTTGGTTGTTGAGCTAATTGTAATTTTTTTTGTTAAACGATTATATTCTATATTAAAAGGTATTGATAAATTTAATTTAATTATATTATTTATAGATTGAAAAAAGTGTGCTGGATTAAAAAAATTAGGATGTATCATTACATTAAAAGGAGATATAATTTGGTCAAAACGAATATTTGTGTCTTCAGCTATTTGAATAAAAAATATATTACTTGTGAGTAAGCTTATTGTATCATTATAGTCGTTATCACTTGTGACATTATTTACATAGTCAGGTGTGTCTATTTTATTAAATCCTAACATTCTGGCAATATTATCCATATAAACATTACTCCAAGGAATTTTAAAAAAAGTATTACTACTATCAGTGCTTATAGTTATTCTTCTTGTTACTGTATTATTTGTAACTCTAAATAATTTATTTGTTATTGATTGAAGTCTCTGTGGTAAAATATTAATAAATTCATTAAATGATGATATTTGTAATGTAATATTAAATTGTTGTATACCGTTTCTATTTGTTCTAAGGATAGTTGTGTTGCGAATGTTTACTCTAAAAATATCATTAGTATTTAAATTTATATTTCTATTAATACTGAATTGACTTGATGTAGTTGAAACAAAGGCATTAGATGTGATTCTATTAAATCCTAGTGCTAAACTTATATTATTCATTGTGCTATCACCCCATAATATTTGAAAAGCATATTGAGGATTAGTACTTTTGATTGTAAGAAAATTAGCATTATTTGTCACTGACCATATGTTTCCTGAAACTGTATTATTATTTAAAATAGTTTGAAAATTATCTATAAAATTATTAGCATTAAAATAAGGCTGGGTTATTGTAATTGGGTATTGTTTAATAATATTACTTGGATTAGTTTGTTTTTCTACGATATGTAGAATATCAATATCAGTAAGTATAATAGAAATATCTGCACTTTTAGTTCCAATTACGGTAGTTTCATAAACTGGCATGTTTTCGTTTTCAAAACCTAACATATTTGCTATATTTTTCATTTGATAATTACCAAATAAAATTCTAAAAGTGGTGCCAGGATTTTTTATTGAAATTTGTACACGTTGGCTTATAGGTAATAATGTAAATGTATAATAATGATTTGTCCTGCTTAATAAAATACCCGATATTCCCTCTAAATATTTAGAAAATCTATTTATATCATTTGTTGTTGGAATATTATAATCTGTAAGTGTATAATAAACATTACTTTTTATATTTCCATATAATCTATCATTTGAATTTAAGTCAGTATTAAAATTAATTCTAGTATTACCTACTATATTATTAGTGTATGAAGACATATCTACATTCGCAAATCCCATAGAATTAGACAAATTATTACTATTAACATTTCCCCATAAGAATATAAAACTAGTATCAACATCATTTAAATTAATATTTAGATAACTATTGTTATTTATAGTTGAACTATTATTTGAAGTAATATTCCAATCTTTATTTGTTGAATTACTTAATACATTATTAATATGATTAATACAATCAACTGGATTATACATAGGTCTAGATAATTGAATTTTATACAATTGATAATTAAATGTATCATCTATTAACAACATATTTACTATTAATTTATCATCAATTTCAAGGTTAATATTTTGATTAATTGGATTTAACCCAGTTATTATTTTTGAAGGGGCTGTGTCTGTTCTATCAAATCCTAAACAATTCGCTATTCTAATCATTAGTGGATCGGAAAATAAAAATTGAAACATATTGTTATTGTTTGATGTTAGTCTTATCGTTATTTTTCTTGTCATATTTGATACACTAACTTCCCAGGTTTCACCATTTGTATTATTATTTAATAAATTTTGTAATTTACAAATAAATGTGATACTATTTGAGGCTTCCGGTGAAATAATAAAATTTTGATTTCTATTATAACGTATTTTCTCTTCTGTATTTAAATATAAATAATCCGTATCAGTAATAAATGAATTTATCAAAGGTGGATTTTGAGATATAATATAAGAAGTAAAAATATTAGATTGAATATCCGTGGAAAATCCCAAAGCATTTGATACATTATACATTACATTACTTGTCCAATAAAATAAAAATTTTATATTGGGAGACACACAATCAATACGCACCCTATTATTAACATTACCATTAACAATCCATGACTTCTGTGTATTTAGATTTAAAGTGTCTTGTATTTGACTACATAAATTGTCAATTGTATAATTAGTCGGAAATATGTCATATGTTCCTTCAAAAATGTTTTTTTTAACACTTAGACTAATGATATTAGATTCAAAAATAGGAAAGTTATTATTAATAGTGCTATTTGCTTGAAAATTATTTGTAAATACGTTAGCATTTGAATTTATTCCTAAAATTTTATATGGATTATTTGATTGAAAATTATCAAAATTAAATTTAAATTGACAATTTTGTGATTTTATATTTAACATATATGTATCATCAAATGTTGTGCTTGAAAATCTTTCTCCAGTTATATTTGATAATAAATTACCCACTTCCACTGCTAATTTATCTGGTCTAAATAGTAATGGATTAAAAAGTGTTATATTTCCAGAGTTTGAGTTTAATGTATTATAAGTCTCAATATTTAATTGATCATAAGTTCTAAATTGACTATTAATTAAATAAAACATATATATCTTTACATTGTTTTAATTATTTAATATTTTAATTATTAAAATCGTTTACTTTTTATTAAGTTGTATATACTATATTAATATATATGAACACTCTTAATTTAATAATTATTATTATTTTTATTGTAATAGGATATTTATGTTATGAAAAATGGAGATCAAATAAATTA